AGCAGGCCTCTATCGTGTTTGAGGTGGCCGCCGATATGGTACGCATGTGCCCGTCGCTGAACAAACGGGTGAAGATACTGGCATCGCAAAAGCGGCTGATCTATCTGCCGACAAACAGCTTTTACCAGGTGCTTTCGGCAGATGCCTATTCCAAGCACGGGTTCAACGTGAGCGGGGTCATCTTCGATGAGCTGCATACCCAGCCGAACCGGAAACTGTTTGATGTTATGACCAAAGGCTCCGGGGATGCCCGGATGCAGCCTTTGTATTTCCTGATTACCACGGCCGGCACCGATACGCACAGCATCTGTTACGAGACCCACCAGAAAGCAAAAGACATTCTGGAAGGCCGGAAGATAGATAGCACATTCTACCCGGTGATTTACGGAGCAGATGAAAGCGAGGACTGGTCAGACCCGAAGGTGTGGAAGAAAGCGAACCCGTCCCTGGGCATCACGGTCCCTATTGAAAAGGTAAGGGATGCGTTCAATTCTGCCCGGCAGAATCCCGGCGAAGAGAATGCCTTCCGGCAGCTCCGGCTGAACCAGTGGGTGAAGCAGAGCATCCGCTGGATGCCTATGGAAAAGTGGGACTCTTGCGCTTTCCCGGTCAGCGCGGATGATTTAGAAGGGCGTATCTGCTATGGTGGCTTGGACCTGTCCAGCACCACAGACATTACGGCTTTCGTGCTGGTGTTCCCGCCATTGGACGAAGATGACAAATATCAGATTCTGGCTTTCTTCTGGATACCGGAAGAGAACCTGGAACTTCGGGTACGGCGCGATCATGTTCCCTATGATGTGTGGGAACGGCAGGGATTCCTGCAGACTACGGAAGGCAATGTGGTGCATTACGGCTATATTGAAAAGTTCATCGAAAAATTAGGTGAGCGGTATCATATCCGGGAAATCGCCTTTGACCGCTGGGGGGCGGTGCAGATGGTGCAGAACCTGGAGGGTATGGGCTTTACCGTGGTTCCTTTCGGGCAGGGCTTTAAGGACATGAGCCCGCCGACCAAGGAACTGATGAAGCTGACGCTGGAACAGCGGATCGCCCATGGCGGGCAGCCTGTCCTGCGGTGGATGATGGACAATATCTTCATCAAGACAGACCCGGCCGGGAACATCAAACCGGACAAGGAAAAGTCCACGGAGAAGATTGACGGGGTGGTGGCCACTGTCATGGCTTTGGACAGGGCAATCCGCTGTGGGAACGAAAGCGGCGAGAGTGTATATGACGGACGGGGAATACTGATGATATAAAAAAGAACCGAGGCTGCAAGCCTCGGTCGCTTAAGGATTTTAAAAGCCTTTATCAAATGCTATTTTTGGTCTTTCAATTACTGTTCCATCGGCAGTTTTTAGGCTCATAATATAAATCCTCATAGAATAATCTTTAATACCATTATAAATCATTTGCATTTCTTTCACATTATTTTTGTTTATATTATCGCTATATCCAGTTTTACGATTTTTTCCTTTAGCGGCTATTGATTTAACAGTGAAAAAATCTATATCTTTAACAAATTCTCCATTTTTATTATAAAGTTTTCCAAGTACCTTTATATCTTTTAATTCCTGATCGGTTAAATTACTTAATTCAATAACAGCTTCTATTCCGTATTTACTAATTATGCCGGCAGAACCACCATAACCATTGACAAATTGTTTAATTAATACTGCGCTAATAATCTTATCAATTTTATCCTTGATTGTCTTGTCAATTTCTTTTGTTTTCTCGAGTTTAGCTTGCTGAACTGCGTCAAGATATTCGATTAAATTAGTAATCTCTTTTACGCGCCACTCACCACTATCTAATTTATTCATTTTAACTTTAATGTCAAAGTTCTTATTTAGTTCTTTATCAAAAAGGGTTATGGCAACACGAGCCACATCAGATTCTTTGCTAATTACAGATATGTTTTTTAATTCAGAGTTTTTGTTAGCATATGAAACCTTGGCCAGACCTTCTTTTATGTCTCCTTTTTGTTTTTTAGTAGATGTTTCTAAATCTTGTGAACCACTGATTTCTTTTAATGTTGCGTCTTTTAGCGCTGTTACAATTGTTGGCTTAAATATATTCATAAAGCCGGACACCAGACTGCTTGCAACTTTTTCAGACGCATCAGAAGAGCTTTTCGATTCTATTGATTTTGCAATAAAATCATCATATGCCTTGCCATATACACTATCTAAATCTACATATTTTTCAAATCTGTCGACATTGTGATTCTTTACAGCCTGTTGGATAAGGGCGATGGAGTATTGAGGGGTTTTTGTCCAGTATAAAAAGTAAAAAGCTAAAGCCCCTAATATAACTATAATTAAACCTATACCTAATTTTTTGTTAAACATGTTAATAATTCCTTTCGCTTGATTATGACATTATTATATCACGATTTAAGAAATGAGGTGTCATATGTTCAAATTCTTTGAAAAACTTTTCCATTCCCGTGACAAACCCCAAAACACACTGTCTGGTACCCTGCAGTATTACTTTGGTAGGAGTGCGGCAGGGCAGACGGTGAACCAGCGCACGGCCATGCAGGTCACGGCGGTGTATGCCTGCGTAAGAATCCTGGCGGAATCCATCGCGGGACTGCCGCTGCATGTGTACCGCTATAAAAATAAAGGCAAGGAAATGGTCGTTGACCATCCGTTATACCCATTGCTCCATGACGAGCCGAACCCGGAGATGACCAGCTTCATCTTCCGTGAGACTCTCATGGGGCATTTGCTTTTGTACGGCAATGCTTACGCCCAGATCATCCGGGACGGCTACGGCAGGGTGAAATGGCTGTACCCGCTGCTCCCGGACAAGATGGATGTGAAACGGGACGAAGCCGGACAGCTCATCTACACCTACACCCGCTACCTGGACGAGTTCGGCGGCAAGCAGCGTTATGAGGAAGTGAAGCTCCGGCCCGACCAAGTGCTGCATATTCCCGGTCTGGGGTTTGACGGGCTGATCGGGTATTCACCGATCGCCATGGCGAGAAATGCCGTCGGCATGTCCATGGCGGCGGAGGAATACGGGTCCACGTTCTTTGCGAACGGTGCGACACCGGGCGGACTTCTGGAACATCCCGGTGTGGTGAAAGACCCGGAAAAGCTGCGCCAAAGCTGGCATGCACAGTTTTCCGGGAAGAACAGCCATAACGTGGCGGTGCTGGAAGAGGGCATGACCTACAAGCAGATGTCCATCTCGCCCAACGAGGCGCAGTTTCTGGAAACACGGAAATTCCAGATCGATGAGATTGCCCGGATATTCCGTGTTCCGCCTCACATGGTTGGCGACCTGGACAAATCCAGTTTCTCCAACATCGAGCAGCAGTCCCTGGAATTCGTGAAATATACGCTGAACCCCTGGGTGATTCGATGGGAACAGGCGATGCACAAAGCATTGCTCCTGCCCTCGGAAAAATCCCGGTATTTCATCAAGTTCAATGTGGACGGGCTGCTCCGTGGTGATTACCAGAGCCGGATGAACGGCTATGCGGTAGGTCGGCAGAACGGCTGGCTCTCCGCCAACGACATCCGGGAGATGGAGAACCTGAATCCCATTCCCGAAGAGGAAGGCGGCAACCTGTACCTGATCAACGGGAACATGACCAAGCTGGAGGATGCGGGGCTGTTTGCCAATAAACAGCAGTTGGAACAGAACGGAGGTAACAACAAGTGAAGAAGAAATTCTGGAACTGGGTGCGGAACGAGGATACCGGAAGCCGCACCCTTGTACTGAATGGGCAGATTTCCGATGAGACCTGGTATGGCGATGAAGTCACACCAGGTCTTTTTCGTGAAGAACTGGATGCCTGTGAGGGAGATATCACGGTATGGATCAACTCACCGGGTGGCGATGTGTTTGCGGCGGCGCAAATCTACAACATGCTGATGGACTATCCCGGCAATGTGGATGTCCGCATCGACGGGCTGGCCGCTTCGGCAGCATCGGTCATCGCCATGGCGGGCAACAGAATCTCCATGTCCCCGGTGGCCATGATGATGATCCACAATCCCATGACCATCGCCATGGGAGACTCCAAGGCTATGCAGCAGGCCATCGCCATGCTGGATGAGATCAAGGAGAGCATCATCAACGCCTACGAACTGAAGACGGGCCAGTCCCGGACGAAGATCGCACACATGATGGACGACGAGACCTGGTTCAACGCCAAGAAGGCGGTGGAACTTGGGTTCGCGGATGACATCCTGTACACGGACAAGGAAGAAAAACAGCAGGCGGTGGACGCAGTCCTCTTTTCACGGATGGCTGTGATGAATTCGCTGCTGGGCAAGTTTACTGTTACAGACAAAATCCCGGAAAACGATGACCGGGTTGATGTAAAGCCGCTCATGGAACGGCTGGAAAAGATAAGTCATTGAAGGAGGAAAACATAATGGCTATGAGCATTATTGAACTGATGGAGAAACGCGCGAAACTGTGGGAATCCACCAAGAAATTTCTGGAAGACCATACCGATAAGGACGGCAAGATGACTGCCACCGATGCGGAAGCGTATGAAAAGATGGAGGCGGATATCGCCGAGATGACCAAGACCATCGACCGCCTGAACAAGCAGGCAGAGATGGACAAGAAGTTTGCGTTGCCGACTTCCAGCCCGCTGACCGGCAAACCCCAGACGGCGGTACCGGGCGCGGAGAAGAAAGGCACAGCGTCCGATGCGTACAAGAACGCGATTCTGACTGCCCTTCGCACCAACTTCAAAAAAGTTGAAAACGTGCTGATGGAGGGCATCGACGAAAGCGGCGGCTACCTGGTACCGGATGAACTCGACAAGCGTCTGGTTGATGTGCTGGATGAAGAGAACATCATGCGCGGGCTGGGTCATAAGTTCACTACCAGCGGCGAGCATAAGATTAATATCGTGGCCACCAAGCCTGCGGCGCTGTGGGTTGAAGAGGGCGGTGCGCTGACCTTCGGCGATGCGGCATTCGACCAGAAGTTCCTGGATGCCCACAAACTGCATGTGGCCATCAAGATTACCGAGGAACTGCTGTACGACAACGCCTTCCAGCTGGAAAGCTGGGTCATCAGCGAATTCGGCAAGGCGCTGGCCAACGCGGAGGAAGATGCCTTCCTGAACGGTGACGGAATCGGCAAGCCGAAGGGCCTGTACCGTGACGCCCAGACCGGGCTGACCGTTCCTACCGTGGATATCACGGCGGATAATGTCATCGACCTGGTCTACAAGCTGAAACGCCCGTACCGCAAGAGCGCGTCCTTCATCACCAATGACGGGACGCTGTGCGCGCTGCGCAAGCTGAAAGACCTGAACGGCAACTACCTGTGGCAGCCGTCCATCAAGGCCGGTGAGCCGGACAGCCTGCTGGGTTATGCTATCCACACTTCGCAGTTCGCGCCGGTTCTGGCGGCGGGCAATGTGGCGCTGGCATTCGGCGATTACAGTTATTACAACATCGGTGACCGGGGCCGCAGGGCTTTTCAGGAACTGAAAGAACTGTTCGCCGGCAACGGCATGGTGGGCTTCGTCATGAAAGAACGTGTGGATGCCCTGTTGATCCTGCCGGAAGCCGTGCAGCTCCTGAAGGTCGCGGTGGCATCCGCTGGCGGCGGCGCCAATGCAGGCGGCGGTTCCGATAACGCAGGCGGTGAAACCAGCGGGGAGACGACCGACGGTGAAACCAATAACGAAGGCGGCGGGGATTGATTTTTAGGGGATGGTGATGGTCATGCTTCTGACACTGGAGGAAGTGAAGAGCTACCTGCGGGTAGATGGCGTTGAGGAGGACGGCCTGGTTACCAGGCTGTCCCAATCGGCGGAAAAGCTGTGCATGGATGTGGCCCGGATAGAGGATGCGGAGGAATTCGCAGCCCTGGGGGATACGGCAAAGACCGCAGTTCTGTATGCGACAGCCTATCTGTACGAACATCGGGAGGAGGCTGACCATCACGCCCTGACCTTGACCCTGCGGTCCCTGTTGTTCGGGGTACGGAAGGAGGGGTTCTGACATGAAAATCGCAAAGATGGACAAGCGGATCACCCTGCAGCGGCCCGTCACCCAAGAGGACGGCTACGGAGGACTGGAAACGGTCTTTGAGGATGCCGGGAAAGCCTGGGCAAAGATGGAACAACCGGACTATGCCGAACAGCAGGCAGAAGGGACTCCCATGAACCGGGAACAGGTACGGCTGCGTATCCGGCCCCGGAAAGACATCAAGCGTGGCTGGCATGTTTTGCTGGAAGGGGACGTATTTGTCGTGGAAACGGCGGACAACACCTTCCGGGATAACACCATGCTCATCCTTCGGCACTACGAACCGGGGGTGTGAGCTGTGTCCACATTTACGGTAAAAGTCCCGGCCGGGGAACTGGCGCGGGCAGTGAAACAGATTAAAAACTGGAACGGAAGGATGCGGCTGCGTGTAGAGAACGCGCTGCGGAAAGGAACCCGGCTGGTGAGAAAAGAAGCCATGCAGCGTGTGCCAAGGCACACGGGCAGGCTGCGGAAATCACTGAAAACCCGGTTCAGTTCCGCAAAGCTGGAAGGGCAGGTCTATTCCATGGAACCCCATGCCCATCTGGTGGAGTTCGGTGCGCGGTCAGTCATCATCCGGCCCAGGCATAAGAAAGCACTGCGGTTCCCGTTTGCTGACCGTTACAAGCTCAGCAAGATAGCGGTGGTTCCCAAAAGGGCAGGCAAGCCGTTTTTGAAACCTGCCTATGAATATGTGGAACCGCAAATCATACAGGATGTAAAAAAGGCGTTGAGGGAAATATGAAACGATTGCCTAACAATGCCCTGCACAAAGCGCTGGTGCCGTATTTGCGGGAAAAGACGGGATACAGGGTGTACGATTATGTGCCGGAAAACGCGGTGCTGCCGTTCATCACCCTGGGAGCCGTCACCGTGCAGGACAAATCCACCAAGACCGAGGATATGACGAAAACTTCTGTACATATCCATATTTACAGTAATTATAAAGGCAGGTTTGAAATCAACACCCTGGCAGAAAACCTCATAAACACATTTGCGGCGGAGCAGATCGATCTGTCTGCGGATGAGTTCTTTGTGTGCAGCCAGGCCGTTGATTTTTACGAGACGTACCCGGAGGATGAAATCGGCTACAGCGGCGTCATCACTTTGGATACGCTGATTCAGAACAAGAAGAAGGAGGACTGAACCGATGTCTACGACTACATTTCCGACCCGTACCGATGCCGTCTCTACGGCTACGGCAGGGAAAGATTATCTGATTCATGTGAACAAGGGCGTGAGCGACCTGGAACCGGACTGGCTGCTGGTCGGCGGGCAGCGTTCCGGCAACCTGAACCGCAAGGCGGATGAGCTGGATGCGTCCCACAAGACTTCCGGTGGCTGGGCCTGCCATCTGCCGGGCCTCCGCAACTGGAACGTCGACCTGGAATCCGTGGTTCTCTTGAACGATGAAGGGGCCCGTTACCTGGAAGCCGCGTTCAACGCAGGGCGGCAGGTGCATCTGAAATTCGAGTACCCGGACAAGAGTTACTATACAGGCTGGGGTTCCATCACGGAATTTTCGCTGAAGACCCAGCACGATGATGTGGCGACCATTTCCGGCACGATCTCCGGGGACGGCCCGCTGTCGGAACTGCAGAGGGATGAAGAGGAACCGGCCGGTGAGACTGGCGGTTCGGAAACCGGCGGAGAAACTACCGGTACGGAAGGTGAAGAAAACACCGGAAGCGGTAGTGATGATTCCGGTACTGTAACGGATGGCAATGACGAGGAGGACAACAATGGTTAAAAAAATCCCATTTGACCTGATTAAGGAAGGTCAGTATCTGAAACTGGATATTGGCAAGATGATGACCGTGGAGCAGATGCTGAAGATGCCTACCCTGCAGGTGCTGCAGGAACTTAGGGCCTTGAGCATCACGGTCATGACCGCACTTTTATCTGTGGCTGTCCACGAGGAGGACGGCTCGTTTCGGGGGCGCTCCCAGAAGTTCTATGCGGACAAGATCCAGGAGCTTCTGTACAAGGGGCACAGCATTGAGGAAGTATCCCTTCCCATCACCAAAGCGGTGGTGGCGACGGGCATCGCGGGTACGGCTGCGTATCTGGCGACCTTCCCGGAAGATGCCACGGAAAAGTTGGAAGATGCGGCGGAGAAAGAAGAAAAAAACGGGTAGAGGGGAAGAAGTTCCCCTCATTCCGGGAGTATGTTGAAATTGCAGGGCATGAACTGATCAAGCGGGGTTACACCCATGAACAGTTCCATGCCCTGAATTTGTTTGAGGTGAAGGAAGTCCTGGACGCCTGGCAGGAAAAGCGCCTGGAAGAGTTGTGGGAAACAGCCTACTGGGTATCCTGCCTGATGAACGTACATCTGAAGGAGGCGATGACGCCGAAGGAACTGATGAAACAGTTCCTGCCGGACACTTCGGCGGATGAACGGAAAGCGGAACGGGAATATTTCATCAAAAAATTCAATCTGGGAAAGGGGGACCTGGGGCATGGCGACAAAGGTAGCTGACCTTCTGGTGAACATCGGGGCAGACACATCCGATCTGAAGAAGGAACTGAAAGCCGTACAGCGCCAGCTGAACTATGCGTTCGGCAGGGAAGGCATGTCCCTTTCCCGGAACGCCGCCCTGGGAATCACGGCGGTAGGAGCGGCTCTCGCAGGCGTGGCGGTCTATGCCGTGAAGGCAGGCGGTGAGCTGCAGAATGTGCAGACCGCCATGACCAACATGCTGGGCAGCGCCGAGAAAGCCGACCAGATGATTAAGGAACTGCAAGACTTTGCAGCCCATACCCCGTTTGAGTTTAAGGATGTCACACTGGCTTCGCAAAAATTCCTGGCATTCGGTTTTACGGCGGAGCAGGTTATTCCCACGCTGACTGCTGTGGGCGATGCCGCTGCCGGCGTAGGCGCGGGGCAGGACGGGGTGAACCGTCTGACCGTTGCGTTAGGCCAGATCGCCGCGAAAGGCAAACTGGCCAGCCAGGAAATGATGCAGGTCACGGAACTTGGCATCCCGGCCTGGCAGATGCTGGCGGAGTATCTCGGTACGGATGTAGCAGAAGCACAGGACAAGGTCTCCAAAGGCATGGTTGACAGCCAGATGGCGCTGGAAGCGCTGGTCGGCGGAATGGAAAGCCGTTATGCCGGGATGATGGATGCCCAGAGCAAGACGGTGCTGGGCGCCTGGTCTAACCTCATGGACGGTGTGGAACAGACTGCCATGCAGACGGGCCTTGCCATCTCCGAGGCGCTGAACCTGCCGGAAGTATTCAGTACAGCCGGGGACGCGCTTTCTGAATTTGCATCGGCGATAAAGGACAAAGGGCTGAAAGATGCCTTGCTTGATCTGGTGCCGCCGGAGTTGCAGATGGCGATTACGGCCTTGGCAGGGGCGATCGTGGCTGTGGCGATACCGGCGCTGGCAAGTATGGCGGTAGCCGCCTGGGCTGCCGTCGCGCCTCTCTTGCCTCTGATAGCGGCAGGGGCTGCGGTCGGGGCGGCAATATACGCGATCCTGAATCCTGTGAAGACGCTCCAGGCGTTGCTGGATGTGCTGGGCGTCAGTGAAGAAAAGACAGCGGAGATTACAAAAGCGTTTTCCGAAGCGATAGACACAGTGACTTCTGTGGTAACTGACGTAATCGATATCCTGACCGGCTTTGGTGTCCTGTTGGGTGAGGCAATCGAACCCTTCATCACGGGTGCCATTACTCTTTTTAACGACTTCACAGATGCCGCCGGGAACACGGCACATTCCGTATGGGACGCCATATCTACGATGGCAGATAACATTGCCGGTGCAATTGATGCGGTCATCAGTGATTTCAAGAATATGGCTTACAACGCGCTGCCGGATTGGGGCAGGCAGGTCATCGATGTCATCAGCAGTACGGTACGGTCTGCGCTGGCATGGCTCGACCAGCTGCTCGACAGGGCAAGGCAGGCTGGCAAGAGCCTCAATTATTTGCCCGGCGGTTCCACGGCTCCTGAGATTCCGGGCAGCAAGACCAAGGCCCCGGTGAAGACGCCGGATTTCAGTAATTTCGGAAGATCCGGCGGTACGGATACTGGCGGAGGAGGAAAAGGCGGCGGAAGCGGCCGTAAGGTTGACCCGGAAAAAGAAGAACAGCGCAGGCGTGATGCGGCAGAACGCGCTGCCAAGTCGGAAGCCGATATGCTGCGGAAGGTACAGGACGCCATGCGGGAAAGCACAGACCTGCAGATGGTCTACGCGACCGCTGCGGAAAAGGCGGCTCATAAAATTGAGCTGGACCATGAGGAAGCGGTGGACAGCATCCGCAAGAGATGGCGGGAGTTTGAGATCGAGTACCTCGGCATGACGGATTCCGAACGGGCCATGCTGGTACAGAACCTGAAGGCCCAGGGGGTTGCGTTTGAGGAGATGGAAAACGGAAAGCTGTCCCTTGCAAAGCAGGTGGCCAAAGATATCGCTGCCGCAGAGCAGCAGTATGCCGAAGAAACCAGGAATTTCTATATCCAGTGCAAGGACATCATGGCGGCGAAGGATGAGGCATTCCGCCGGAACTCCTGGTCGGCGCTGCAACAGCTCCTTACCAAAGAAAACGCGGCCCGGCTGAATTCCTATAACACACAGCAGAACGTGATGCAGCGGTATTACGAGAACTGGCTGGAAGTGAACAAATCCACATCCGACAGGGTAGCGGAAGTGATTCTTGACAGCCAGGGCGCGCTGCAGAACTTCTTTCAGAATGTACTGACAGGCGCCAAATCCTTCGGGGATTCCCTGCTGGATTTTGTGAACGATTTATTGAACAACATCCTGGCAAGCATCACAAAGATGATGGCGTCCGCCATCGTGAACAAATTCCTGTCCAGCTTCTTTGGCGGGGTGTTCGGGTTTGCCGAGGGCGGTTATGTAAGGGGATACGCTTCGGGGGGTACGGTCTGGGGACCCGGGACGTCTACCAGTGACAGTATCCCGGCGATGCTCTCCCGTGGGGAGTATGTGATGAACGCGGCGGCGGTTCGGCGCCTGGGCGTCCCGTATCTGGACATGCTGAACACCGGGCAGATGCCGGGGTTCGCTACGGGCGGGCCGGTCATGGCAGATACGGTCATGCCCGCTATGGGAAAAGGCGGTGTGAACATCAGCATCCAGCTGAAGAACGAATCCGGTCAGCAGCTTCAGGCGGAGCAGACCGGCAGTTCCTTTAACGGAGAGGAATACGTCATCGGCGTGGTCTTAAAAGCGGTCAGTACGAACCAGGGCGGCCTGCGCAGCATGATCAAGGGGGTTGCTACAACATGAGCGATATGATTTATTTTCCCGATATCCGTGCGCCGGGCTGGCCCTTCGTTGAACAGCACGAGGATACCTCACTGCGCACCAAGTTTGAGGACGGGTCCATGCAGACCCGTTCTAAATTCACCCGGAGCCGCAGGAAATGGACGCTGCACTGGAATCATCTGCCCAGGCGGCAGTACCTGATTCTGATGCATTTCGTTACCAAGGTCGTGAAGTTTTCCGCGAAAAGTTTTATATGGGTGAACCCGGATTCTGTGAGCTTCGTGTACGGGGATTTGGACCCGCACATGGAAGAAGTGGAAGTGCGGATCACCCGTGTGGGGGAGTGGAAGAACGAAGCCATGCGGTACTGGACCGGGGATATCGAACTGACGGAGGTGTGAAATGTTAAGTCTATCAGCCATCGCCAGAAAAGAGAAAAATGAACTGAGTACGGACAGTGCTTTCATCGTACTGCTGGATATCCAGCTCGGTGAAGAAACTGTCCGTATTTGTTACAACACGGAAGACGTGACCTGGAACGGGAATCTGTACCAGGCGTTTCCGTTCAGCATCGGTGAAGTAACGGAAAACACGGACGGGAGCGACCCGGATGTGGAACTGAAAGTGGACAACGTATCCCAGGCGCTGCAGTACGCGGTGGAGGAGGCCAACGGCGGCAACGGCACGGAGGTCATCCTCCGTGTGGTGAACAGTCTGGCGCTGGAAACCGGGTATGCGGAGATGGAAGAGTTTTTCGTGGTGACCAAGACCCAGGTCGACCAGCAGTACATCACTTTCCATCTGGGCAGCGAGTACAGTTCCCGGACAAGAAGACCGCTGAACCGATATATGAAGAACAGCTGCAGCTTCAAGTACAAAGACGTGCGGTGTGGCTGCACGTCCAATTATCCCACCTGCGACCATACGCTGACGGATTGCAGGGCGAGAGGGAACAGCCATCGGTTCGGCGCATTCCAGGGCATCGACCAGAAAGGGGTGTATGTGCATTGATCCGCTATGATGATTTGATCGGTGTCCCGTTCAAAAACCACGGACGGGATGTGAAGAC